CAATTGTTTTGTTTGAAAGTGTTTGTGTATCTGTTAATGTAGTAACCGTGTTATCTATTGCAATTGTAATATTGTCATCTGATACGGTTGTTGCTATTCCACTACCACCACCAAAGTTAAGTGTATCACCTACCGTAAATGTATCATTGGTACCACTATCAGCAGAAAGAGTAATTGTACTTCCTACTTGTTTCCAATACATTGCACTTGCGCCGTCTGTTGCAAGTACATAGTTTGATGTTCCAACCGTAGTTGGAAATGTTAGTGTATCTAATTTAATTTTTCCTGTACCGTGTGGGATTAATTCAATATCTCCATTTGAAGCAGAAATAATTTTATTTCCATTTACATCTAAATCACCACCAAGTTGTGGAGTTGTATCCACAGATATGTCTCCAGCAGCTGCTGAAGCAGTTGGTTCAAATCTATTGTTAGAAGTTGACCATTGTAATATTTGGTTTGAAGAAGCGCCAGCAGTTGTTATGTTTAATGCTGTTCCTGTTCCTATTGCTGTATATAATTCATCAAAGTTATCGTTGATTTTATCACCACCGATACGAAGACTATCACCTGTTCCGTCATTTGCCGAACTTCCTAATCCTACCGTTTGTTTTGCCATATCTCTTTTCCTATTATTCTAATATTTATACGCCATCCTTATGATGTTGCGTCAAAAGTAGATGTCCCACTACTAAATTTTTTACTTGTATTACTAAACAGACCTTGAGGTACTAAAATCTCAACAGGTAAAGTAATATATGTCTTTGCTATAGTTGTTAAATCACCAAATTGAACTTCTGTTCCATCAGCTGCCGTATTAGTTCCTATTACTCTCATATCATTTACCCTTGCCCAATTCATAGCACTTGTATTAATCATACCTTGGAATCTTCTATCAAATTCTCTTAATCTTGGACCTGCATATACAGAACCAAAGTTTGTATTGATTGTTCTGAAATAATAAAAAGGTTTAAATTGAAACGCATATTGTATTGGGGTTTGTGTTAAGGTAACATCCCTAGTGTCTGTTGCGAAAGGAGATTTTGAACCTTGTACTACATCACCAGGTACTCCTTGAAGTGGATTACTTCTTTGTGTTGTACCATCAGTTGTTGTTCCTAATCTTCTTCCAAATACATTACCAAACAATGTGTTCATTAATGTAATCCAAGGACTTGAAACAATACCAGTAACCCTTCCAACAACAGGCATTTTAATTCTGTTATCTAATCTACTTTCAATGTTAACTTGTCCTGTAAAGTAGAAACCAGCAGGGTGCATTGTCTTTTTAAATGCGTCTCGCCATTCATCAATAGTACGACCTACTTTAACAACATATGAGAAGTCCTGATAGTATAAACTATCTTGTATCTTCATTGTTGTTTCTGATAAGTGTCCGTCTTCTGAAACATATTTACCTTCACTTGTTGCTAATCCAACAACATCAACCGTTGCAACTGCTGGGTCTGTTTTTCCCATTGCACCAGTTATACCTGAAAGACTACCTGTTAAAGTTTCATTTGCAGAAAAGGAATTAGCATTTCTATCTTTTAATCTTAATAATTTTCTATTACTATCCCAACTTACTACAACACCAGTTGCACTAGAAGAAGAACCAGTAACCGTTTCACCAGCTACATAGTTTCCATTTGAACCTATTACAACAATTGATTCTATAAATGCAACCGTTGGAGGTGTTGGCGCTGTTTCGTGTGAGCGACCACTTTCTACTATATCAATTCCTAATAATCTTCCTATTTCATTTCCATATGCAAGTACTTCAGCGTTAACTCCATTTGTACTTGAAATAGAAACTAAAGGTGTTAGTGTATAACCAGAACCACTATTAATTAATCTTATATCTGTAATATCACCTACTCCATTTTCTAAAACAATTTTATCTCCTGGATTAATATCATTTTTACTTGTTGCAGTTTCAAAAAGTATATGTCCATCGTCACCTGTTTCATTACCAATGGCTCCATTAACAACAGCAACTTCAGCAACAGCTCCACCACCATTTGTATTCGTATTATCAAAAACTAATTGGTCACCTATTTGATATTGTGTACCAGCAGCGTTTATATAAAAAGATGTTAGACCAGAACCACCAACTGCTCCAACTTGACAGACTGAACCTTGTCCACCACCTGTAAATTTAACTTGGTCTCCAACTTTATAGTTTGCACCATCATTTGTTATTGTAAATGTTCCAGGAACACCAGTAACCTCAGCTTTAATGTAAACATCATCGGTATCTGTTTTTGTTCCTCTAATTGTTTCACCAACTTGAAAAGTTCCGACAATACTATCTTGGTTTAATAATAATTCTGATACAAGTTTGTCTCCAATTTGGTATCTGTTTAAATTTTCTATAATTGCAGTTGCACTAGAAGTTAAACCTGTAATTTGTCTACCAACTAAATCTCCTGTGTTACCTACACTATTAATTGTTCTTAAAACTTGGTTAGAAGTAAACTCTCCATCGGATACTCTTAACATTTGTTCTTTTGGATAAAATATTTCGGAATTTTCACCAAATAACAATCTAAAAAATAATTCGTGTCCTTTTGCAGTCCCTTTAGTACGATATAAAGTTTTTACTCTTTTAATTAATTCTCTTTTGTTAATATTGTCGTGTAAATCTTCTGGAATGGTATTTAAGACTTCGTTTCTAAATTGATTTAATAAATGTTGAATAACTTTATCGGGATCCCTAAAGTGTAATAAATCTTGGATAGATTTTACTGGATTTGGTCTATAACTTCCTGCAACACCTGAAGCACCAGAAGATAAACCAATAATTGTCTCACCTTCTATAAATTTATCATTTGCATTTATGAATAATCTACTATTTTTTAAATCTTCTGCTAATATAGCAGTTTCAGCGTTAGAAGTTTGACCTTGTATGATTTCACCGAAAGTAAATTTACCATAAGTAGAACTTTCTTGTAAAACTTTATCTCCAGAGTCTATTTGAGTTGCTTCTGAACCGAGTCTACTTGCGTCCAACAATAATCTGTTAGATTGACCTGTTTCTGTTTCTAATAAGATACCTTCTGTTGATTGAGATTCAGTAATACCCAATTCAGCAGATTCCATAAATTGGAAATATGCTTTTAAAAATTCTACAAATTTAGGATGGTCTGATAAGACAAATTCAGGTACCTGACCTTGAATAAGACTGGTAATCTTTTTAGTGAACTTTGCCATTTACTAGTAAGCACTTGTTGTCGTGTAACCAACGCCAGCGTCTGAACTTCCTGCAACAAAAGTATCTTTTTGAACCGTAATATTAGAATTAGCAATATCTATTTCTATTATTTGGTCTCTTACTGGTACTATGTCTTTGGAATCAGGTTGCACGGTTAATTCTATAACACTTGAAGCACTTCCTCTTATGTTTGAAATTGTTGTCACCTGTAATGAATTAATTGTTATAGCACCTGTCGTATAATCTATTGTACCTTGCGTTGAGTTTGAATAAACTCTTGTTGCACCTGACAAATAATATCTTCTTACTATTCCATTACCATCATCATCTAAAAATTGCTCATTAGTATCACCATTTACTTTAAAACCTGTTGATGATAATATACCACCAGCACTTGCATTGTGTCCACTATGAGGATTGTATAATGCGTTTCTAAAATAGACATTATACTTCAATGAACTATTTAAAGTAGGTGTTAAATCTTTTCTTATCTTTAAAGTTGTTATGTTTGACAATATTGAACTATCAACATCATCAATTAGTGTAGCAACTTTACTATGTCTGAATACACTATCAAATTTTTGAAGTGTAGTACTATTATAACTTGCTAATTGATTTATAATATTTGCTTTTAATGTTTCAGCGTCTTTAGTAGTTGCTGAAGAATTAAATTTTGCAGTTGTAGATAATATTATACTTGTTGTTTCTGGATCCACTATCATAGGAGTAACCGAAGCAACATTATATTCTTTTAGTTTAGCAACAATGTCTGCTTTTGTTTGTGTAGTTAAAGTAGAACCACTAGCTGCCTTAATTGCAATTTTAACAACACCATAAATTGGTGTTTCATCATCTTCACCACCCCAAGCACTTACAGCTAAAGCATTTGGATATAAAGATTGTACTTTTGTTTCATAATCAGAAGTGGTTACTGCTCTATCTTGCGCTGAGTATTGTAAAGGAGCATTAAATCTAATACTCTCTTTTGATTCTGCTTCACTACCACCTTGCGATACAGAAGAAGTTGAAACCGTTATGTTTGAAAATAATCCAATGTTACCTGCTGGTGTAAATGTTTTAGCACCATTAGATAATGCTTTATTGGTAACAATATATTCCATAATAACAATATTACCATTTGATAATTTCTTACCAAGTATACCATCACCAAAGGTTACACAATACTTACCTGTATCTGTTTCGTTTAAAAAATAAACGGTAGAAGTATCAGTTAATTTTGTTAAACCTGTAACCGAAGTATATGTTGTTTGGTTTGTATCTGATAAACTTGTTTGAACTTTTATTTTTAGTGTTGTTGTATCAGCATTAACACTAGGTATTAAAAACTTTTGGTCGGGGTCTTGCGTGTCAACCGTATATCTATATGTAATTGGTGTTCCTTCATATAAGGTTACACCTGAAAACTTAAATACACCATCAACAGGTGTAATTGTAATTTCATCATTAGTAATATAGTTGTAAGCAGTACCATCAACAGCAGTTGTAAAGGTTTGTCCTTTATTCATTGTTAAAGTTGTTCCTGTT